TTGCTATTTGCGTGAATATTTGAATTCATCCATGTCTAATGCTGAGTGGAATGCTTCTATCAAAAACATGTTATTATTAATGCAAGGTTTTGCATCAGGTAGTTATTGTTCACCAAATTCAGAGTTGTTATCAAATACTCCTTTAATTGAATCTATAATTGCAATTGAACCAATTATTAATAATTTCAAACAAAAACATAATCTTGATATTATTAATACAGTTATTGTGCATGATGGTGATTCTGATGGCATTCATTATAGAGGTGCAATTGAAAAAGATGATAAGGTAATACCTAGGCATTTTAACTCTAATTCACAAAATGTATTTGTTGTGGATAAAAAATCAAAATTTGAAATGCAAATTAAAACCAATTCAGCATTGGGTATGTGGGACAGTCATGATGCTTTAAGGAAAGTTATATTTCAATGGTTGAAACATAAGACTGGTACAAAAATTTTTGGTTTCTTCCTTATCGAAGGTCATGCAGGTAATATGCGTGGTGCTATTGAGAGAAGGTATCATTCTAAAAAGATGGACAGTATTCGCCAGAAAAATTATTATGGTATTAAAGAAGAATGTAAAATTCTTGCAAAAGAATTAAAAGATAAGAAATTTTTAGAATCTGAAAATGTGGGATATGATAAGTTTTATCTAACCCCTGGTGGTAATGATTTGAAGATCGAAAATGAAGATTTTGAAGTAAATGGCAAAGTGACGGCCAACAAATTAAAAACAGCTTTTATGAAATTTAATAAAGTCCGTCAGGTAAACCGTGTTATGGTCTCCAAGTTCATACAGGGTATAGCTGCCTAAGTGTTGCGTGGATACAACAGCTGGCTTGACTTTGTTGTTGTATTCCTTTATAATGGTTTTATTATAGTGAAATAGGAGTTTTATATTATGTCTAAGCGTGCCGAAACCCGCCAGAAGTTTATTGATGCTTTAGTTTCAAGTGGTAAATCTGAAGTAACTACCGAAGATATTAAAAAAATCTGCTCTAAAATTAAAGTTGCTCATCCATATTGGTTTACTAATGAAGAAGCAAATCGTTTGAAGCGTGGTGTTTTTAAAGTTCCAGGTAATATGCCTGTATCAAAAGTTCAAACAATTGATTTAAATGCTCAAGTGATTCCCATGAAAAAACCTGTAGAATCTGTTGGTAATCGTATCACTAATGTGGTTACTGATCTTGATATTTCAAATTTAGTACCTACTGTATATAAAAATTATGTACCATTTGGTAACTTTGATGATGTGCTTGCTATCGTACAGTCTGAAAGATTCTTTCCTGTTTTTGTTACTGGTCAATCAGGTAACGGCAAAACAATGTCAATCGAACAAGCTTGTGCAAAAGCTAAAAGAAAATTTGTAGTGGTGTCTATGACACCCGAAACCGATGAAGGTGACCTTCTAGGTAATTATGTTTTGATTAACGGCCAAATGGAATGGCGTGATGGTCCCGTAACAACGGCTGCTCGCCAAGGTGCTGTACTTTGTATTGACGAAATCGATTATGGTGCAAATAATCTTTCCTCTTTACAACGGGTTTTCGAAGGTAAACCATTTCTATTAAAGAAAAAAGGTGAATTAATTACACCAGCCCCAGGTTTTACTGTGTTTGCTACCGCAAATACTAAAGGTAAAGGTAGTGACGATGGTCGTTATATGTTTACCAATGTTTTGAACGAAGCCTTCCTTGAACGATTTGTAAATACAATTGAACAAGATTGGCCACCACTTACTATCGAAAAGAAAATTCTAAAGAAAGAATTGGCAACTGTTGGTAAATTAGATGACGATTTTGCCGAGAAATTAGTTACTTGGGCGGATGTTATTCGTAAAACTTTTGCCGATGGTGGTTGTGACGAAGTGATTTCAACTCGCCGTCTGGTACACATCATTAGTACTTATGGTGTGTTTAGTAATAAGATGAAGGCAATTGAATTGTGTTTGAATCGTTTTGATACTGATACAAAATTGTCCTTTATGGATCTATACACTAAGGTTGATGCAGGTGCTAATACCGAAACCTTAATGGCTCAGACAATTGATTTGCCTGAAGAACCTGCACCCGATAATACAATTGCAATATAATTATTTAACTGTTTCGGCACTTGACCCGGCGAAAGTCGGGTCTTTTTTCATCTTTACCTTGAAAACGCTTGACAGCCTTATTATAATCTGATATACTTGTTTCATATTTGAAGGAACGGTCTCCTTTCAAATGATTTACCTTGTAGAGACCATATTTGGAGTATTTCGTAATGAAGTCAACTAAGCAAAAAGTCTTGGCATATCTTTCTAAAGATTCTGCCTACAATACATTAACAGCAGCTAAGATGCAATCAGTTTTTGGTATTGCTAATCCTTCCGCAACAATCAATGATTTGCGTAACGAAGGTAATGCTATCTACTTGAATAGCCGTGTTAATTCAAGCGGTGAGAAAGTTTCTTTCTATCGCTTAGGTCAACCTACAAAGCGAATGGTCGCTGAAGGTATTGCCGCTATCCGTGCTCAGGGTGAGCGTGCTTTTGCCTAAAATAGTTTAGGAAAAGTGGAGAGGAATCGATAAATAAAAGTGTCGATTCCTCTTTTTTATTTTATGGGCATATTATGGAAATTAAAGTTAAGCTTGACGAATTAAAGCAAAATAAATTATTTGTTGCCACACCAATGTATGGCGGCATGGCTCACGGCCTATATGTCAAATCGTGTTTAGACCTACAAGCAACAATGGCAAAATACGGTATTGATACGAAGTTCTCATTTCTATTCAACGAATCTCTGATCACAAGAGCAAGAAATTATCTCGTTGATGAATTCCTCCGTTCAGAATGTACTCACTTGTTATTCCTTGATTCTGATATTCATTATAATCCTCAAGATGTATTGGCTATGATGGCATTAGATAAAGATGTTATTGGTGGTCCCTATCCTAAAAAATCAATTAATTGGGGTAACATCGCACAAGCAGCCAGAAACAATCCCGATATGGATCCAAAAGAATTGGAGAAACTTGTTGGTGAGTATGTATTCAATGTGGTACACGGAACAAAAACATTCCAAGTCACCGAACCTTTAGAAGTTCTTGAAATCGGTACAGGTTACATGATGGTTAAAAGATCAGTATTTGAAAAACTTGAACAAGCATTTCCAAATATTCGTTATAAGCCAGATCATGTTGGCCAAAAACACTTTGATGGTACTCGTTACATTCATGCGTACTTTGATACAGTTATTGACACCAAAGAGTCCATTACAGGCGGTGGTTCTGATCGTTACTTATCGGAAGACTACATGTTCTGCCAGATGTGGCGTAAGATTGGTGGAGAAATTTGGTTGTGTCCTTGGATGAAAACGCAACATATTGGATCATATCCATTTACTGGTGATATGCCTGCTGTTGCAGCTATGACAGGTAAACTATGACAACAACCAGAGTTAAAGCAATTGAAGATGCTATCAAAACATCTCAAAATGCCAAAACAGGTGGTCGCAAGTTCGATGGTGGTAAATTACAATATGGTCTTTTACCACCAGCAGCATTACAAGCAACAGTTGAAATTCTAACATTTGGTGCAGAGAAGTATGAACCAAATAATTGGAAATATGTGCCTGAATCAAAGCGAAGGTATTTTGACGCTATGCAAAGACATGTATGGGCATGGAAAAGTGGTGAACAAAATGATCCCGAATCAGGTAAACACCATTTAGCTCATGCTCTTTGTTGCCTCATGTTTCTATATGAACATGATACAATATATTCTGTTGATGATAAATCTTAATTATGGAGTAATAAATGAAACTATCTACACAAACAATTGGTGTATTGAAGAATTTTGGTACTATCAATGAGGGTATCTACTTTAAAAAAGGTAAAATTCTCAAAACAATTTCCAAAAACAAAAACATTCTAGCTGAAGCTACTATCACAGAAGATATTCCTTCAGATTTCGGAGTAGAAGATTTAAATAATTTTCTATCAGTAATTGGTATGCATACTGATGATCCAGTATTTGAGTTCGATGGAACGAATGTAATCATTAATGGTAACAAAGGTCGTAGTAAACAAAAGTATCGTTATTGCCAACCTTCAATGATTGTTATGCCTCCAGAGAAAGCACTTACGCTTCCTGATCCAGAGATTAACTTTGATTTGTCTGCTGAAGATTTCTCATGGGTGATGAAAAGTTCACAAGTATTGGGCACACCTAATGTGGTAATTGAATCTGATGGTTCTACAATCAATATTGTTTCAAGTGATCTGAAAAATAATTCTTCACATACTGATGCATTAGAAGTTGGTAAAGGCAATGGCGATAAGTATAAAATGGTATTCTTGACCGAACACCTCAGTAAAGTTTTATCTGGTTCTTATACTGTACAAATTTCTTCTAAAGGTCTGGCACAGTTCCAAAATAAAAATGTTCCACTCAAATATTGGGTAGCAACAGAAACAGGAAGCACATTTACAAAAGGTTGATAAGTTGTAACTTTGATTTTTTTTATATTATATTATGAGGTATTTTGATGGAACATTTATTGTGGACAGAGAAGTACAGGCCTCAAACAGTAGAAGAATGTATTTTACCAGAGCGGATGAAAAAGCCGTTTCAGGAGTATGTTAATCAAAAAAACATACCAAATCTTCTTCTTTCTGGTGGACCTGGAGTAGGAAAAACAACAATAGCAAAAGCCATGTGCAACGAAATTGGTTGCGACTACATGGTTATCAACGGGTCTGATGAATCAGGTATTGATACATTTCGAACCAAAATTAAGCACTATGCATCATCGATGAGTTTGTCTGGCGGTAGAAAGGTTATTATCATTGATGAGGCAGACTATTTAAATCCCAATTCAACACAACCTGCTTTGCGTAATGCGATTGAAGAATACGCAAGTAATTGTTCTTTCATTTTTACTTGCAATTTCAAAAATCGTATCATTGATCCACTCCATAGTCGGTGTGCAGTTATCGAGTTCAACTTAAAGAATGGTGAGAAGGACAAGATGGCCACTCAGTTCTTTAAACGAATTCAGTCTGTTTTGCAAAGTGAAAAAGTAGAGTTCGATAAGGCGGTTATTGCTGAATTAATCAAAAAACATTTCCCTGATTTCCGCCGTGTTTTAAATGAATTACAAAGGTATTCTCAGTTCGGTGCAATCGACACAGGTATTCTTGCACAGATCGGTGATGTACCTCTTAAAGAAATTGTGAAGTTTATTTCCGAGAAGGACTTTGGTTCGATTCGTAAATGGGTTTCTTCTAATGATATGGATTCTACCACATTATTCCGTAAGATTTACGATATGATGTATGATGTATTAAAACCACAATCTATCCCTCAAGCAGTTATTATTCTTGCTGACTATCAATATAAATCGGCTTTTGTTGCAGATCAAGAAATCAATACTGTTGCTTGTTTGACAGAATTGATGGTGAATTGTGAGTTTCTATGAACGACATTTTTAATGGACTTTTAGGTTGGATAAAAGATGACTGGTATTCAAATAAGTTTCGTTTTATTGTGGAGCTTCTCGCTTGGGCTATTAGTATTGGCTGTAGTATCACCATGGCGCTCACCGTACCTAACCCCCCTCTTATTGTGCTTTATCCTGTTTGGATTAGTGGTTGTGCCATGTATGCTTGGGCTGCTTATACTCGGAAATCATTTGGCATGTTGGCTAACTACTTGTTATTGGTGACAATCGATTTTATTGGTTTGTTTAGGATGTTGTAATATGATGACAAGAAAAGTTTCTAAGAAACTGATCAATCTCATCAAAATGAACGCACTAAGTAGAGATGCTAATGGTGAATTTACCATAATCAAATCTTCAACCAATAAAAAAAGAATGATGCACGATTCTTCTGGCATCAGAGCAGGTTCTTTACCTAATAGTAAAGTTTGGATTCCAAGTAAACTGTATTTGGATGAAAACGATCTAGAAGAAATTTGGCAAGAACAGGAACAATTGTGTTATTGGTTTAAGATACCACTAGACTTAGAATTAATCTTCAACAATCATCCAGAGTATTTTCCAAAACATCCTTTAGCACCATCTGTGGATAGAAAAGATGATAAGTTGGATTACACTAGAGATAATGTGGTGATATGTTGTAGATTGGCCAACTTTGGCAGAAATATATACCCCTTTGATAAATTCCACGATGTTATTGGAAAAGTAACATCTAAAAATACTAATTATTATGAACCCATTTGACTATGTTAACGAAATATTGCAAGGTAAAAAACAGTTAATTATTGACGATGCATCTGAAAAGGCATATGTACCATTTTTAACAAATAGATCATTATCATATCATTTAGACTGCATTATGTACGCAAATGAGATGAATAAACGGCATATTGTTGATTCCAAACTACAAAATGATTTTTTACTAAATACTGTTAGGTCTAAGAAAAGACCATTTGCTAAGTGGGCTAAAACAGTACAGAATGATGATTTAGAATGTATTCAAAAGATGTATGGCCTATCAAAAATTAAAGCACGTGAAGCAATCCGCCTACTTAGTGATGAACAAATCCAAAAATTAAAAGAACAAACCGATACCGGTGGATTAAGGAAGTGATATGGTTGACCTTGCACAGTTCGTTGAGGTAAAACTTGACGATCAGGACGATTTTTTAAAGGTAAGAGAAACACTTACCCGTATTGGAGTTTCATCACGCAAAGAAAGAATTTTATATCAGTCTTGCCACATTTTACACAAGCAAGGCAGGTACTATATTGTACACTTTAAAGAACTTTTTGCACTTGATGGAAAGCCATCTAATATTTCTGAGAATGATATACAAAGGCGTAATGCAATTGCCAATTTATTATCCGAATGGGGTTTAGTAACAATTTTAAATCCTAAGATTATGGAAAATAATATTGCACCATTACATCAGATAAAAATTATATCATTCAAAGAAAAGGATGAATGGGAATTGATACCAAAATACAATATTGGTAAAAAAACTCAAGACTATTAATTATTAACTAAGTGAAAATATATTATGATGAAACCTAATAAAACTTTTAAGATGGATAAAGAAACTAAAAGAACTTTATCCACTTTACATGGTCAGAAAAAATATGACTTTAAGAAAATGATGATTGAGGCACAGTTATGTTCTGCTGTGGTTGTTCGTGAAAAGAAAAAAGGTAAAGATAAGGATGAAACCTAAATTTATCCAAGCCCACATGAACGCAGCTGAGAATTATTCAAAGTTATCATCAGCAAAACGCCTTCAAGTTGGTTGTGTTATAGTTAAAGATGATACCATTATTGGTATTGGTTACAATGGTATGCCATCAGGTTGGGATAACGATTGTGAAAATCGAATCTATGCTAACGAATGGTCTATCGATAATAACTTATGGGACTATCAAGAAGAAGATGGTACCGCATACAATTTAAAAACTAAACCAGAAGTACTTCACGCAGAAACCAATGCAGTAGCAAAGGTTGCTAAATCAACAAATTCAACAGATGGTGCTGATATTTTTGTTACTCATGCACCATGCATAGAATGTGCCAAACTAATTCATCAATCAGGAATTAAAAGACTTTTTTACAGAGATACATATAAGAATGATGATGGGTTAAACTTTCTCAATCAATGTAATATCGAGGTGAATCGTGTCAAAGACTTATACAACTAGAGTTATAGCCGCAGATTGTTTTGGTGATGCAATTGTTCATTTGCCTGATGAATTGGTAAAAGAACTAAATTGGTTAGTTGGTGATGAATTGGATTTCCAAATAGAAGGTGATTCCATCAGAATAATAAATTTAACAAAGGAAAAAAGAGATGCAATTAACAACTAATTTTTCATTGAATGAAATGATTAAGAGTGAAACAGCTTTACGCCATAACATGGATAATACTCCAGGTGAAGTAGAAATTGAAAACCTCCGTGTATTGTGTGAAAATGTTTTACAACCTTTGCGTGATGCATACAATACAGGTATCAAAGTAAATTCTGGATTCCGTCATCCTGAAGTAAATGCTGCTGTTGGTGGTTCCAAAACTTCCGACCATTGTAAAGGTCAAGCTGCTGACATTGAAATTCCTGGTGTTCCAAATGCTGACTTAGCTAAATACATTTCTGAGAATTTTAAGTTCACACAAATCATTCTTGAGTTTTATACATCTGGTATTCCTGATTCTGGTTGGGTTCATGTTTCATATGATCCAGCAAATTTAAAATGCCAAACTCTTACAGCTGTAAAAGAAAATGGTAAAACTGTATATAAACCTGGATTGATTGCATAATGGATGTAAGAGCATTAATTGCTTTTTTGAATCGTATTAAATGTTGGATGCCAATGGTTAATCCTGGCATTCGTGAAGAAATTGATTCTGTAATTAACCAATTGAGAAATAGTTTACCAAAATAATTAAAATGGAGTTGTTATGTTAGTTTTGCCTGATGAGATGGTTGGTCGACCTGTAGCCTTTACTTGTTCGACCTTTGATTTATTACATGCTGGTCATATTTTAATGTTGGCCGAATGTAAACAAATTTGTGATTACTTAATTGTGGGTCTACAAACCGATCCAACAATTGATAGGCCTGATACCAAAAATAAACCAGTTCAGTCCATTGTAGAAAGATATGTACAACTTTCTGCGGTAAAATTTGTGGATGAAATTATCGTCTATGATACTGAGAAAGACCTAGAAGATATGTTAGCGTTTTTACCTATCACCATGCGAATTTGTGGTGAAGAATATAAAGACAAACATTTAACAGGTAAAGATATTTGTGATAATCGAGGCATTCGTACACACTACAATTCTCGCACACACCGATTCAGTTCCTCTGAATTACGGCAAAGAACTTATCAATCAGAATTAGTTAAAATTGCCGCAAAATAATTGAAGTTATGTTATAATGTATTTTTATGTTAAGGAAATAGTATGAACATTCGTGAATTGGCCAAAAGACTTGCCATCGAAAATAAAACCATTCAGGCAGATCGGTATGATTTATACCTGCGTGAGTTTGATAATAAGGTTGAATTGTTGGGCTTTGTACAAGACCCAAATTACAGCATGAACGATTTTCGTGGTCGTGAAATGTTATTCCCAAAACGATGGATTACTCTTGCCGTTCTCGATGCTGATACACAGGTGAAAGTATGATGATTAAATTAATTACACTCAAAACAAACCACACACTAATGGGTAAAATGGAAGATGATGGATTACTTCCACATATAACCATTAAATATCCTGTTCAAGTGGTGTCTGTGCCACCTAGAGCTGCTAATGAAGCTTCAAGTATTGCTTTTGTTCCTTTTTTAGAATTTTGCGAAGAATTTAAAAGTGGTATTAAAATTTCAAAAGAGGATATTCTCTGCACTACTAACCCCGTTGTTGAATTAGAAAATCAATATAATTCAATTTTTGGATCTGGAATACAAATTGCTAAATCTCTGTGAGTAAGTACTATACAAACGTTGTCGTACAAGGCAACAACATTCTCTATCGAGGAGTGCAAAATGGTAGGCGAGTAAGGATGAAAATCCAGTATTCGCCTACTTTGTTTTTGCCTTCTAAGAAACCTACCGAATTTAAAACCTTGTTTGGTGAAAATTTGGAGCCTATGCGTTTCGAATCTATTCGTGAATCCCGTGATTTCGTTAAACGATATGAAGGTGTTGACAACTTTAAAATCTATGGTAATGATCGATATGAGTATGCTTTTATTGCTGACGAATTTAAAGGTCAAATTGATTCCGATATTAAAGATTTAAATATTGCAATTGTCGATATTGAGGTTGGATCTGAGAATGGTTTTCCTGATCCATATAAAGTAACCGAACCAATTACTGCTATTGCTGTCTATCAACTGAATGGTGATATTAATGTTTATGGTTGTGGTGACTATGAAATAAAAGGTAAAGAAAAATACCACAAATGTAATGATGAAATCGATCTTGCAAAGAAATTTCTGCAAGATTGGCAAAACAATTATCCTGATATTATAACAGGTTGGAATACTGAATTCTTTGATATACCATATCTTGTAAATCGTATTCGTGTTTTGCTTGGTGAAGATGAGATGAAGAAACTTTCTCCATGGAATAATGTGTGGGAAAGAAAAACGACATACAATGGTCGTGAAATGATTTCATATCATATCTCAGGTGTTGCGGCACTTGACTATATCGAACTATACAAATGGTATGCGCCAGGTGGTAAGTCACAAGAGTCCTATAAATTGGATTCTATAGCTAACGTTGAACTTGGTGAATCAAAACTTTCTTTTGATGAGTATGATAATCTACATCAATTGTATCGTTTGAACTATCAGAAATTTATTGAGTATAACATTAAAGACGTTGAGTTGATTGTCAAACTTGAAGATAAATTAAAACTACTTCAATTGGCAATTACTCTTGCTTATGATACCAAAACAAATTACGAAGATGTGTTTGCACAAACTCGTATGTGGGATTCAATAATCTATTCCAATTTATTGGCAAAAAGAATTATTGTACCACCAAAAGTTGTAAAGAAAAAAGAATCGGCCTTTGAGGGTGCATATGTAAAAGACCCTCAAGTGGGTATGCATAGATGGGTTGCATCATTTGACCTTGACAGTCTATATCCGCATTTGATGATGCAATATAACATTTCGCCAGAAACTTTAATTCAACCAGAAAATTACACCGATGTAATGCGTAAAATTATTATGGATGGTGTTTCAGTTGAAAAGATGTTAGAAAAGAAAGTTGATACATCTCCACTAAAAGATGTAACAGTTACTCCAAATGGCCAATTTTTTAGAACCGATGTTCAAGGTTTCTTACCAAAAATGATGGAAGAAATGTACGAAGATCGTAAGAAGTTTAAAAAGATGATGTTAAAGGCGAAACAGGATTATGAGGACGAATCTGATCCTCAAAAGAAAGAGGAGATTGCTAAGTTAGTTTCAAGGTATAATAATCTGCAACTTGCTAAAAAAGTTTCATTGAACTCCGCTTATGGTGCTCTTGGTTCGCAATATTTTCGATTCTATGATTTAAGGCAGGCTCTTGCCGTTACATTGGCAGGCCAACTTTCTATTCGTTGGATTGAAAATAAATTGAATTTATTCATGAACAAATTACTAAAAACGGAAAAAGATTATGTTATCGCCTCAGATACAGATTCGATATATTTACGTCTTGGTGAACTTGTTGATAAGGCGTATTCACAAGACAAAACACCTGCGGGAGTTATCTCCTTCATGGACAAGGTCTGTGAAGATAAGATACAACCTTATATTAACCAAAGTTATCAGGAACTTGCTACATATGTCCACGCATACTCACAAAAAATGAGAATGAAGCGTGAAGCCTTGGCCGACAAAGGAATATGGACTGCCAAGAAACGCTATATTATGCATGTATATAATAATGAAGGTGTTGCCTACAATGAACCTGACATGAAAGTTATGGGTCTTGAGATGGTAAAATCTTCCACACCATCTGCCATTAGAGCTAAAATGTCATTGGTGATTAAAATGATGATTACGCAAAATGAAAGTGATGTACAAAAGTTTATTGCGGATTTCCGTGAAGAATTTAAATCTTTACCGCCAGAAGAAATCTCTTTCCCAAGAGGAGTTAATGGTATTAAAGAATATGCGGATTCGGTCACACTATATAAAAAGGGTACACCAATACATGTCAAAGGTGCAATCATCTACAATCACCTGTTAAAGGAAAAAGGTTTAACTAAGAAATATCCTTTAATACAAGATGGTGAGAAATTAAAGTTTGCATATTTAAAAACACCTAATACAGTAAGAGATACTGTTATTTCTTATCCAGTTAGATTACCAAAAGAGTTTGACATACATCAATATATCGACTATGATTTACAGTTTGAGAAATCATTTATCGATCCTATCAAAGTGATTCTTGATTGTATTGGATGGAAAGTAGAAAAACAAAGTAGTTTAGAGGACTTCTTCTCATGATACAAGTATATTTAACTTTTTTAACCGCAATTGCCTTATCAGCAATTGCAGGTTTCTATTCAATCATTGGATTAGCACAGATATTTCCTGGTTCTTTTTGGCCTATTGTTCTTATGGGAAGTATTCTTGAGATTGCCAAATTAGTTACCATCTCTTGGTTATATAATAATTGGAAAAGTGCAGGAACATTATTAAAAACTTATTTTTCAATTGCAGTACTTGTATTGATGACCATCACATCAATGGGTATTTTTGGTTACCTTTCAAAAGCCCACCTAGAATCTAATGTTGTTTTGGGTGCCAATACAGTACAGTTGAGAACATTAGAGATGCAAGAGAAGATCACCAAAGATAGATTAGATTATCTTTTAAAGCAGGCTAGTGATCCAGAAAAAACATCTTCTAGGGTTGATCGTGATATTCGTAATGCACAAGCGGATCTAAAGAAATTAACTGAACAAAAGTTGCCATTATTATCTGAAGAAAATAAATTGGCGGCAGAAATTGGTCCGATCAAATATATTGCTGAACTA